TTGGTATGGAAATCAATCACTAAACGTAAATCATTCTGTGGTATCATATCTAAGACAGGTAAGGATGCCAGTGATGCGTTTGTATATATGGTAATGAACGGCTATCGTAACTTACCTATATTTTTAAAACCGAGAGCAGAAGATGAAGAGACTAAAACAGAATTGGTATTCAAGAAGAAAAAAGATAAGCGCAAGGCAAAGGGCCGTGAGAAGGGAAAGGTATTTGATGATGACATTGGCTTGGAGTCAAAAATCAATTTTAAGAATACTGCCCTTAACTCGTATGATTCAGGCCGTGTTACTGCGCTCCTAATGGATGAGGCTGGTAAATGGCCAAAAGAAGTATCTGTTAACCAGTACTGGCCTATTGTAAAAAAGACGATGGGTCGTGGTGCTATCAAGGTAGGATTCTGTTTGATACCATCTACGGCCAACGATGCTAAGTCAGGTGGAGAACCTTACAAGAAATTATACGATGCATCTAACCAGTTTGAAAACCAAATGACTGCATCTGGCTTATATAGATATTTCTGTCCTGCCTACGATGGGTACGAGGGTTTTATAGACGAGTATGGCAAGTCTATTATAGATGCTCCTACAGAAAGACAAAAGAAATATATCTACGAAAGGTTTGGCATCAAGATAGAGATGGGTAGTAGAGACTATCTTATCAATCAGCGTAAACTAATTACGGACAAAGAACAGCTTTCTGAAGAGATTCGTATGAATCCTTTTGACGAGAACGAAGCGTTTATGATTGACGCTAAGAAGTGTTACTTCAATGCAGAGAAGATATACAATCAGTTAGACTTCTTAAAAGAAGAGAAAGTAGCTATGCGTAGAGTACGCTTGTATTGGAAAGACGACAAGACTGTAGACTGGTCAGATGATAAAGAAGGCAACTGGCTAATACATAAGTTTCCGCCAAAAGAAATGCAGAACAAATGGGTAGAGATAGGTGGCGTAAAGACGCCCGCTAATAATCATATCTACTCAAGTGGTATTGACCCGTTCAAGTCATCTGTTATTACTGGTAAGGGCTCTATGGGAGCTTGCTACATCTTTGAGAAATTAGATATGAAAGACCCAGCTAACACAGGTATGCCTGTTGCGGAATATGTTGGACGTCCTAGATTAAAGAGTATGTTTCACGATGAAATGCTAAAGGCATCTGTATTCTATGGGTACAAGGCTTGTTACGAGAATGACGTAGGTGATGACTTCGTAGACTATTTCCAAAACAAAGGATTTAGAGCATACTTGCTGAAGACACCTCAAGCAGCTGTTGATAGATTCAAGAGGAGACAAGGCGGGCCTGGAAAGTATGGAGTAGCTTCTGCTGATGCATTTGCAATGGCTAGACAGTTAGACACAGCTATATCTTACATTGAGAATCATTGTCAAAAAGTTTACTTTAATGATTTGCTAGAAGAGTTGTTAGCGTACGACCACGAGAACCGAACTCCGTTTGACCGAAGTATTGCTTTTATGATTAGTCTACTTTCTGGCGTATCTTTGGAAAGTCACAAGGAGGAAGTAAAACTTGCATCCTTACCATTAAAAACATACAAGATTACCGTGTGATGTAATTTTGTACTTTTGCTATACTTATGAGCGACAATAAAGAAACAACAAAAGAAATATTAAATTTCCACCTTGGAAACTCCAAGTTGAAAAGAGACGTTGATGAAGGCTTAAAGATATCTAAGTTCTTGCAAAAAGCGTACAACAGTGGTTACTTCTCTAGACGTAACAAGAAGTTTGAAAAGAACAGAAAGTTCTCTAGAGGTAAACAGCCTATGCAGGAGTTTTTAGACTTGCTGAATGTAGATGGTAAAGAAGCGTTTGTAAACCTAGATATGAAAGCGCCTGCAATCGCTCCTAAGTTTATGCAGGTTATTATCGGTGGCTTTATAAAGCGTGACGAAAAGGTAAAAGCTACAGCTATAGACCCAGTTTCTGTTGAAAGAAAGAAATATGATAGAGATGAAGCTGAGTTTAGAATGAATTTTGGTGATGAGGTTAGAGGTATAGAGCAACAGGTTGGTATTAAGCTTATGGCAGAAGGAGAGTTTACTCCAGAAGATTACGATGAATTAGAATTATACTTTGGATTAGAATACCAATTGCCAGAAGAAATCTTATTTGAGAAAGGATGTGATTACGTATTTTACGAGAATGGATGGCCTGTAATCAAGCGTAAATTATTAGAAGATATATCTGAGACTGGCTTAGGAGCTACAAAAGTAAGTACAGGAGCAGACGGCAAGATAAATATTAGAAGAGTTGTTCCTGAGAATAGCTTTTACGGGTTTTCTAACTACGATGATTTTCGTGATGTTTCTTTTATAGGAGAAGTATTGTCTATGAAATTAGTAGACATTAGAAACCAATACCCTAACTTTCCAGAAGAGAAGATTTGGAAATTAGCAACGCAATCAAAGCAATATACTCAAACAGTTAAGTGGGACGATAGATTTAGATATTCTATTGACAGACCATATGACGATTGGACTGTAGATGTATTAGACTACGAGATTAAGACTATTGACACAATGATGTACCAAGCTAAGACAAACAAGTTTGGTAATCTTATTGTAGAGAAAAAAGATAAAGCTCCACAAAGACTTGGTGACAATAAAGAGTTGATTACCAAAGATATGTATGTTATTTATCGTGGTGTATATGTATTGAATACAGACACTATGTTAGAGTGGGGTGTAGCTAAGAATATGATTAAGCCTTCTACTACAAAGGGAATGGCTGATGCTTACTTTAGCTATAGCGTGTATATGCACGAGAACTTGGATTTAGAGAATATGGCTATTCCTGAAAGAATGGAAACGTCTATTCGCCAGATGACATTAGCTCACTTAAAGATTCAGCAATTGATTGCTAAACTTAGACCTTCAGGTTTAATTATAGACATTGACTCATTGTCTGATATCAACATTGGCCAAGCTAAGGCATTAAGCCCATTAGAATTACAAGCTGTATACGACCAAACAGGTAACATTTACTATAAGCGCAGAACAGAAGACGGAGATAACATAAATAGTGTTCCTATTCAAGAAGCTCCTAACTCAGGTAGCGTAAGCCAAATCCAGCAATTGATTATGGTTTACAACCACTACTTAGACAGGCTTCGTGATGAGATTGGCGTAAACGAATATAGAGAAGGTTCTGGAGTTAATCCTAAATTAGGTTTAGGAGTACAACAAGCTCAAATACAAGCATCTAACAATGCTACTGATTTTATATATGATGCCTATTTAAGTTTATACCAACAAACAGCATTTAAGATTTCTTTGTTATTATACGATTCTGTTTCTTACGGTGGTAGACAATACTCCGAATACCTTAGCCCTGAAAAAGTAAAAGGAAAGCAATTTGATGTTAAGATTGAAGTAATGCCAGATGAGAAAGAAAGACAATTCTTAGAAGGTATGATTCAAACTGCATTATCTGCTGGTATGGTAGAGTTTGAAGATGCATTTAGAATTCGTAGCATTAAGAATGTTAAGTTGGCTGAAATGTATCTTTCAAAGGCCAAGAAGAATAAGCAAAAAGAAGAGATGAAGAAAGCTCAGATGAATTCAGAAATGAACGCACAAGCACAACAACAATCTATTCAAGCAAAGGCTCAAGCAGATGCACAATTACAGCAAGTAGAAGCTCAAAGTAAAATGATGATAGTTTCTACAGAAATGAAGATGAAGCAAGATTTGTCTCAACAGGAGTTTATACAAACAGCACTACTTAAATCTTTTGAACTTGGCAGACCATTAACAGAAGATTTGTCTGCTTTAGTAAATCAATATTTTACTAAAAAGCAACAAGAAGAAATAGCAATGCAACAACAAGCAATGCAAGAGCAAGAGGATGCAGAAGAGGCACAAGCGGATGAAGCACAATAATTTATATATTTGCATAACAAAATAAACCAATATGGCAGAGCAAGAAATCAATCCATTTGATGTATCTAGTTACTCAAACACACCAGATACGTCAAACCAAACACAAGCAACGGAGTTGCCACAAGAACCAACTCCAACAGAAACAACAGCGACAGAACCTGAACCTGCGCAACCTACAACAGTAGAGCCAGCAACAGAAACAACAGCTGCAACAACGGAACAACCAGCTACAGAGCAAGAACCACAAGAACCAACTAAGGTTGATTTTCAGTGGGAAAATGAAGTAGCTAAAAACATATATGATTCTCTAGTTGAGGGAAATGTTTCCGAAATAGCAGATATCTTATATGAACAAAAAGTTCTTTCAGAGTTGGATAAGATGGACGAATCAGATATTTTAAAGCTTAGATTAGCTTACGAATATCCAGATTTGACTCCACAAGAAATTGAGGAAGAATTTGCTTCTAAGTATTCTGTAGATAAAGACTTTGATGAGTCTTTGATGACAGAAGAAGAAATTGCTGCTAAACGCAAGCAAGTAGAGAAGCAAGAAAAAGTACTTGCAAGAGAATTGAAGA